GTTTTTCGATTATGAGATACTGCAAAAAATAAGAGCAAAATATATTAGGAAGCCAGACGTTACAGGTAAAATTTTATTTGATAATATAAACGGAGTTATTTCTAATATAAAGTTTATACCGAAACAAAGTGGAAATATACTGAAATGGTGGGGTCCAGCCCCTAACAAGGAGCATAATTATATTGTTGCTTGTGACATCTCACGCGGGACGGGGGCTTCTAACTCTGTGCTCGCTATTTGTGATGCCAATAAGCACGAGCTTGTAGGCATTTATGCTAATCCTTACATTGATGTTCCTGACTTTGCTGAGCTTGCTGTAGCGGTTTGTAAATGGCTTGATGGGGCTTATCTGATTTGGGAAGCTAATGGTCCTGGTGATACATTTGACAAAACTGTCTATAAACTTGGATATGGCAAAGTCTATATCAATGTGAACGAACGCCGGATGGTGAGAAGGCGTAGTTTGAATCGAGGTTGGCGTAGTACGCCAGGCCCGAACGGTTCAAAGATGATGCTTCTTGACAGGTTGGATTCAGCCTTAGCTGAGAGTTTGAAAGTAGAAAAATACTATAAATACATAATCATACACGATGAGGCTCTTCTAAACGAACTTGAGGATTATATTTTTATTCCTGGTAGAATTGACGCAGGTCTCAGCAACACTATAATGGATGAAAGCGGTGCACGATATGCCCACGGCGACAGGGTAATAGCCGTAGGTCTATGCGTGCTGGCTATGGTTGAGGTTAGGCCCGCCGATTTACGAAAGATAAAAGAGCCGCCGAGAAGCTCATTTGAGTATCGGTTTAGAGAATGGAAAGAAGAGCAGAATCGGATGAAACAAACAATGCGGCGATTTAGATATTAAGGTACAAAATGGCGAATCTGCAAACACCACGTAAAATGAAATTTCCGAAAAGACTCCAGCTGATGTGTAAAGCCTGGCAAACGTTACAGCAGCCTATGCTGAAGCATCGGAAAAAACTGATTGAGGCGTATACGTCTGGCTATTACCACGATAGTGGGCATCCGTTTCACACTATCAACTTGATTGGGAGAGGTGTAGATAGCATTGTGCCTTTTATTGTGGAAGGCAATCCGCGATTTATGGTTGAGACAAAAGTTGCTAATTTCAGGCATTGGGCCTATGTGACACAACTTGCAATAAATTATTATATCGAGCACTTAAATCTGGCCGAAAAGGTGCTTATTCCGTCGGCAGTGGCTTCTATGTTTGGGGCTGCTATTGTAAGAACGATGCTTACTCATAGCGGCAACATCCGGCTTGAGGAAGGTGGTATAATAAAGACTGGCGTTCCTACGGTTGTTACAATAGATGAGGCGAATTATATTGGTGACCCTTCAGCGAAACGCCGCTCTGATTTTACAATCGAGGGTGACATATATCGTCTTCCTACCGAATATGCGAAGGACTTTTTTGCTGGACGAGATAAGTGGGGGAATCAGATAGCAGATTACATAACGCCGGATGGAAAGATAGCTCAGGAATACTCTGTTGAAGAGATTACAAAGACTAATTTTGACAGGGCAAAAATAGGTCTCCGCGACTACACGACGTTTATAGACATATATTTGTATGATGAGAATGTAATCGTTACAATAATGCCGGAAGGCAAGAAAGCGAAGATTCTACGTACTGTTGAGTGGGATGGGCCAGACGGTGGTCCGTATGACTATCTCGGCTATAAGTTTTTGCCAGATTCGCCAACCCCGTTACCTCCTGCCTGGTCCTGGCACGATATTGATGTAACGATGAATATCTTATTTGATAAGGCGAGACAACAGGCCGAGAATCAAAAGAAGATTTTAGCCTATGAGTCGGCTGCTGAAGAGGATGCGAAGCGTGTAGTCAACACGCCAAATATGGGTTCAGTCCGTGTTGATAACATACAGGCCCTGAAGGAAATTGAATACGGTGGTATGAGTCCTGCTAATATGGACTGGATGGCGTTTGCAGAAAGTGAGTTTACTAAGCAGGGCGGCAATCCTGATGTAATCGGCGGCAGAGGTGCTCAGGCCCCCACTCTTGGGCAGGAACAGATGGTATTCAATAATGCCACCAGGATTATTCGTAACTTTGCAACGAGATTCGATTCGTTTACTACGTCAATCGTGAAGAAACTTGCGTGGGATTTCTGGTATAATCCTCTTACCTATGTGCCTGTTTTGAAGGATATTTATGGGTTTGGGCAGTTGCCTGCTGTTTTCTCAAGCTCAAGAAAAGTAGGCGAGTTTACTGATTTTGTATTCAAGTTAGTGCCTTACTCTTCGCAACGTGAAACGCCCGATGTGAAATATCAGAAGCTGATGAACTTTATGACTGCCTGGGTTCTTCCTTCGATGCAGATGGCGGCACAGCAAGGGGCGATGATTGATATACCGACAGTAACGAGGATTCTTGCTGATTATGCCGGATTGGATAATTTCAATCAAGTATATCAGACTGCTATACCACAGCCCTTGTCACAATTCCCGTTTACTATGGTTCCGGCCAACACGCCAGGCAAAGTGGCGGGGAAGAAATCGGCACAAAGCGACGATAGATTCGGAGCTACTGGGATAAGCCGTTTGGCGAATCTTCAGCAACAGCAACAGAGGGCAGGCGGACAGCCAAGCCCGCCCCACAATGAGAAAGAGAGAGTATTAGAATGAGGCACGACGAACTTGTGTACAAAACCAACATAGATGAAAAGGAAACACGTTTAGGAATTATATTTATTAAAGTATTTACGATATTATTGTTAATAATTAACGGTTACATCATATATGCTGTACCGAAATTATTTAAGAGCGGCGGCAAGTTTGAAACTTATGTTCCTGCTTTGATAGAAAGAACCGTAAAAATAGAAGTTGAATCTAAATATGGTGAATGGGAAGGAAGCGGCGTTTTTGTTAAGGATGATTTAATTTTAACTGCTGGACATATAGTGGATGAGGCTGCGTTTATAGTTGTTACTTTTCCTGATGGTAGCCAATATGATGCTATTAGTTGGTATAAAGAAGATGCTGCTGATTTGGGCTTTATAGAGGTGAAAACGCCACGTAAAGAAATAACTGCTTCCTTTGGTGAGCCTGATGTTGGTGAGTCTGTTTGGGTAATAGGAAATCCTTTTGGAACTTACCCAGTAGTAAGTAAAGGCATTATATCTGCTGTAAATATGCCTGACTCTTATAGTAATCGAAAACGAATGATTATTATTGATGCGGCGGTAAACCCAGGCAATTCTGGTGGGCCAGCGTATAGTGAGTTTGGTACGATATTAGGGATTTGTAGTTGGGGATACGCTAATTCTCAAGGTATGTCGTATTTTGAAAGAGCCGAGGTTTGTCGGCTTGCGTTGGAAAAATACTTAGCAATGAAGGCATTAGAAAAGGTAAAATAATGGCTAATAAACTGTATCGAAAAAAGAAGAAAGAGAAACCTTCGGCTGGGATGAGTAAGGCTGAAAAATCGGCCCTGGTCAAGAAAGCGAGGGCAGGGAAGGACATCGGGAAACCAGGAAAAATGTTCGAGAAGATAGCTGAAAAGGCCGCTAAGAAATATGGCTCTAAGGAAAGGGGCCGCAAGGTGGCCGGTGCTATTCTCTGGAAGCATAAAAGGAGTGGGTAGATGCCGTTCAAAAGTCGAGCACAGCGGGCTTATATGTTTATTCATCTTCCGCATATTGCAAGAAGATGGGTTGAGAAATACGGGCCTGGAAAGAATTTGCCAAAACACGTAAAAAGTTCACGTGTTTCTGCAAAGAAACGCAAGCTCTATAAAAAGAAATAAATATGAGACCTAAAAAGTTTGTAAAATTTGAGCCTATAGCTGTATACTGGGAAGATATTGTTTCAGAAAGTAAATGGAATAGTCCAGCTGATATAGATAAAGTTAGGACTGCGTCTGTCGTAACTCTTGGGTTTTTTCTAAAAAATAAAAAGAAATCTATGATTATAGCTCATAATTTGACAGATGATAAGGAATCAGATTATACGATTATTCCATTTGGTTGTATTACAAAAGTTGTTCCTATAAAGATAGGAGAATAAAATGGCAGCGGAGTGTAGGACAAAGCTGGTAGTGAAATTTACAGGGCTTGGAAAAGAGGAAGAGTTTTCAAGCAATTTTGTGACAACCTCTACTCCTACAAGAGCGATATATCACTACGCTATTCAAGACACGGCTGATACTGCCCAGGCTCTGGAATTGGGCGATGTTTCCACTGTTGAGCTTCTGGTTATAAAATGTGTATCAAATGATGTTGATATTGATTTGGATTATGTATCGTCGTTTGATGCTGATTTGACAATCCAGGAAGGTGAGTGTGCTGTAATACCAAAGCCTGCTGGCACGATTTATTTCAAAAATAACGACGCCAGCGAACAGAGTACGGTTGAATATCTAATAGTGGGGACGTAATATGAGAAAGAAAACCAAAGTTTGCAGATGGTACTGTAGACAATGTGACAAGTATTATAACCCACCAGGCAGAATCAGAGAGTTTATTTGCCCTGATTGCAAAAGTAAAACTGAAATTAAATGTGTAGATAAAAATCTTGTTGGTTCTAATAAGGGAGAATGCTATGTAGATATGCTGATGCGTGATAACCCGAGATGGAGTTGGGCAATGGGGGTCAATCGGCAGGATATTCCAAGAATGTTGAGGAAATATCCTGATAGAGAATACCACCCTAAAACTGGTCAACTGCTGGTTAGAAGCCGTGCTCATAAGAAAAGGTTGATGAGAGAACATAATATGGATGAATATAATTAGTGTTAAATGAGGTAAAGTTAAATGAGCAAACTTTATAAAAGAATAAACTTAGGTGTAAAACCAAAACCTATAAAAAATGTTGAAGTTAAGGGACCATCAATTACTTACCCAAGATTTTATATTCACGATATTAAATTACCATTAACTGGTAAAGATGTTGGTAAGACTTTTGATATAACGGCTAAAATCAAACTTACCGGTGTCCGCGAAGAAAATCGTGGAAATGGAACAGAACTTAATTATGATTTTGAAATACAGAATATGCAATTGTAAAAAGGAGACAGAATATGGACTTATCTAAAATCCATCCAAAGTTTAAGAATGAACAACAGTGTAAAAATCCGAGATGTATGGCATATTTTCTGGATGAAACTCCACACGATTTGTGTCCTGGTTGCCGCAGTCGGGGCTTAGTAGAAACAGATAAAGATAATACTAATGTAGTTTATTCTGAAACAAAAACTGAAGATATAGTGAGCAAAATAAAAGAGCTTGAAGAGCGGCTTCAGCAGGTTAGTGACAAAAGAAAGAAGCCTGTTTTCAAGAAGAAAGAATGTGATGAATGTGGTAAAGAATTTGAGCCGCATTCGGGGCATCAGAGACTGTGTAGCAGTTGTGCTAATAAGATGGCCAAATAAAGGAGACAGAATATGGATACTAATGATATTGAGAAAAAAGATATTGAGCAGAATGTTGCTGAGCAGGAGGAACTTGAAAATCAAGATGCTATCGAGCAGGAGGATTCTACAGCTACTC